TCATCAACACGCAAGCGCCGAAGACCACCACCTCGGCGGCGAATTCCGTGACCGAGATTTGCCGACAAGCCATCCTCCGGGTCGGCCCATTGGAAGCCTTCAAGCCTTACGGCGAACCCATGGTCATTGCCCAATCTCTCTACGAGCAAACCCGCGACGAACTTCTCGCCGATTTCGAGTGGTCGTTTGCCCGCTCGCAAGTCTCGGTCGCGAAGGATGCGGCCAACCCGGCCTCGGGCTATGCCTACCGCTACGCGATCCCCGCAGGCACCGGGCAAATTCTGCGAATCAACAACCTCGACGATGCCGAGAATAGCGGCAAATGGGAGGTGATCGGTGGCCATGTCCACACCGACTTGCCGACCCCCATCATCATGGACATCACCACAAAAGTCACGGATGTCGCAAAATATCCCCCGATCTTTGTGCAACTCCTCACCACAACCCTCGCACTCAAATTGTGCGGCATCATTGAATCCAAATGAAATACGAATCCCTTTTCCAAGAACTCCAATTCCTCATGGCGAAACCGGCCTTGCTGGAGTCCATCGAGACGGTTGCCAATTTTACTGGCACTCTCACCGCCACCGCCTCGGAACTCATTCGCCAAGCGATCCTGCGGGTCGGCAATGCCGAAACCTACAAGAACCAAGGCCAACCCTTTGTCTTTGCCGCCAAGTTTTACCAACCCACGATCTTGGAAATCCTTTCCGAATTCGATTGGCGGTTTGCCCGCCATCAATCCGGGGGAGTCGTCAAGGATGCCGTCAACCCGGTGACCGGCTACGATTTCAGATATCCGATTCCTGCTGGATCGTTGAAAATCATGCGAATCAACGGCATCGATTCCGCAGAAAACTTTGGGACATGGGAGGTCGTGGGAGGATTTATTCACACAAACCTCACGACACCTATCGCCATCGATTACATCGCTTCGCCTGCGACCGACACCACATACCCCGCCATCTTCAAAGAAATGGTGGTCGTCCGCATGGCTTACAAACTTGCAATGGCCATGGGATTAGGCGAGCAAGCCGCAGCCGCCGTGAAAGAAATGGAATCTCTGGCAGCGCGTCCCTCCCTGCAACGCGAAATCGAATCCATCGCCGATTCCATGGCTCCCAACACGATTTCCACAAGGACGCAGATTTGCAAGCAGGCGATCATGCGTTTGGGGTCTACCGAGACCTTGATCAAGCAACCGATGGTCTTTGCCAATTCTTTCTACGACCAAACCTTGGAAGAGATTCTTTCCGATGTGCCGTGGGCATTTGCCAAGAAGCAGGCGAGCATCGCGGCAGATGTCGCCGCGCCGACCCAAGGATTTACCAAACGCTATGCTTTGCCCGCTGATTTTATGCAACTGATCCGAGTTGAAAACATCGACTCCTCGGAAAATTTCGGCCAATGGGAAATCGTCGGGGGATTCCTCCACACCGACCTCGGGTCACCTGTCAAAATCGACTACACCTTCAAGCAAACCGATGTCACCAAATTCCCTGCGCCTTTTACCGAGGCGCTGATCGCCCGACTCGCCAGCAAAATCGCCATGCCGCTCACGCAAAAGGGCGACATCGCCTCGGCCATGGCAACCATCGCCGTCGAGACCATGATGCGCCCCAGCATCCGCATTTTGATCGAGAAATCGGCCAAGCCCCGCGCCACCACCGCAGCCAACACGGTTTCCGAAATCTGCCGCCAAGCCATTTTGCGCGTGGGCAGCGCCGATTCGTTCAAACCCTACGGCGAACCGATGGCACTCGCCACCAGCCTCTACGATCAGACCCGCAACGAGGTGCTATCCGACTACGATTGGCAGTTCGCCCGCATCCAATCTTCCATCAACGCCGATGCCGCCGCCCCGGCGTTCGGCTACAGCAAACGCTACGCCCTTCCAACCGGCACCCTCAAGGTGCTTCGCATCAATGGCGTGGACGAGGACGAGAACTTTGGAAAGTGGGAAATCGTATCGGGCTTTATCCACACAAACGAAGTCTCGCCCATTCAAGTGGAGACCATTGGCATCGTGACCGATGTCAGCAAATACCCGCCGGTCTTCCTCAATGTGCTGATCGTCACCTTGGCCATGAAGTTGGCGCAACTTCTGGAAATGGGTTCTCCGCAGGCGATGCCCGCTAAAAAATGAAGGAGCAGTTCTTCCAAGAACTTCAATACCTAGTCTCTCAACCGGCCCTGAAGTCGGCGGTTGAGAGCCGGGCGGCATTCCGCCCAGCCGTCTCGATTTCCGAAGACGAACTTTGCCGCCAAGCGATCCTCCGCATCGGCACCGGGGAGCAGTTCACTTCCAGCAGCCACGCTCTCCTCCTCGCCAAGTCTCTTTACCCGCAAGTCCGCGATGCCCTGCTCCTCGCCGGTTCATGGACATGGGCGATGAAGTCCACCACGGTGGCCGAAACCCTCCCGCGCCCGGAATACAAGTGGGCTTACCGCTACGCCATCCCCGCAGACTGCCTGCGCGTCTTCCGCGTCAACGACTACGACTACTCGACCGGCGATTCGGCATGGGAGGTCGCTGGGAATTTCGTCCTCACCAATGCCGATTCCGGCTCGCCCGCATGGGTCACCGGTCGCGTCTACGAGGTCGGCAATGCAGTCTCCAACAACGGCGCGGTTTACCGCTGCCTGGTTGCCGGTTCGACCAAGCAACCCGGCGTGTCCGCCAGTTGGACGACCGATTGGGATGTCTGGCTCGGCACGGCGATCACTCTGGAATATGTCAAGAAAGTGACCGAGGTCACCCTCTTCGACTCCTTATTCATAGACTTACTCACGGCCAACCTCGCCTCCAAGCTCGCCGTCCCGCTGACCGGCGATGCCAACAAGGCCGCGCTCCTCGCCAAGGAAACCGAACTCCTCGGGAAAAGCCCCGCCATGCGCCGGGACTCCACCGAGCGCAAAGGCCGGATCAAGCCTGCGTGGATGTCCTCCAAACTCGTCTCCTCCCGCAATGGCGGCGATGGGGTCGATGCCGCGCAGGTCAGCGGAGGCGGTCCCGCAGGCGGCGTTAGCTACCCTTCGCTCCTCGTCCAAGTCGGGGATGTCACCGCAGTTTCCGGCACCACCCCGCCCTTTGTTACCAATACTGGGGCAGGCAGCACCGCCGTTCTCAATTTCGGTCTCCCTCAAGCCGGTCTCCTCGACTCGGCAAAAACCACCCTCACCGGCAACGGCACCCTCCGCACCTTCCCGGTCACCGGCCTCAAATCGAGCGACCCGAACCATGTCATCGTGGCGATCAACGGCGTCACACAGGAACCGACGATTGACTACCTCGTCAACCAAGGTGCTGGCACGATCACCTTCGCCACCGCGATCCCCAACGGCGCGAAAATCGTCGTCGTCGCCCTCGGTCTCTACTCAGCCACTACGCAGCGCGACCCCGACAATTACATCCACTCCTTCGCCCTCAACACCGCAGGCACCTTTTCCTACTACGGCCTGCTCCTCAATTCCGACATCCCCGCCACTGGCTCCGCCGCCGCCGTGGCCAAGTGGACCATCACCCGTTCCGCCCTCTCCGCCAACGGAACCGTCACTGCCACCGCCAAGGCGACCAATGTCGCTTGGACCAACCGGGAGACCGCCACCTACGCATGACGACCATCACCGAATCGAATCTCACCCAGCAACTGGACCTCTCCCAGTTCCAGATCGTCTTGCCCGATGACAGCATCAAGCAACTCGTCATCTACCCGACTGCCTCCGATTTTCCGCAACCCGGCAAAGAGGCCCGCATCTACCTCGCGCAGGATAGCGGCACTCTCTGGCTTTGGAATGGCAGCACTTACCAGCAAGCCGCCGATCTCCCCGCGACTTTTTCCGAAACGCCGCCCGCACACCCCTACACCGGCCAGCGTTGGACCACTCCTTTTGATCTCACGACCTACGAATGGTTCGCAGGCGCGTGGGTCGAAAAACCAACCAACAACTAGAAAACACTACCATGGCAGCTATCTCCTTCCCATCCAGCCCCGCGCTGAATGACATCCACACCGTCGGTTCCCGTTCGTGGAAATACAACGGCACCGCTTGGAAACTCGTCCCTCGCACAACCGATGCGGTTGTCGAAGGTTCCAACAACCTCTACTACACCAACGCCCGGGTCGCTTCGGCCCCAGCCGTCACCGCTTTGGAATCCCGCGCAGGCGCGATTGAGAGCGACATCACCGCCATCGAGTCGGCAGCGACCAGCTTGACCAGCCGGGTCGGCACCGCCGAGGGAGAAATTGATTCTCTCCAATCCGGCCTCTCCACCGCACAAAGCAACATCACCGCGCTCGGCGTTCGGGTGGACGATGTCCTTTCCAATGTGGACGGAACCGCCCTCGATTCGCTTTCGGAAATCGTAACCGCTTTCCAAGCTGCGGATTCCAACCTCAACGGAGCCATTTCCAGTCTCGCTGGTGCCGCCTCCACGAACCTCGCCAATGCCGTCTCCTCGCTGGAAGCCGCCGATGCCGATTTGGCCTCGGACATTTCCGGTCTCGACACCCGCCTCGACACGGCGGAGGGCGAAATCAACACGCTCCAGAGCGACCTCGACGCCGCCGAATCCGCCGCCAGCACCTTGGCCGGTAGGGTAACCACGGCAGAGGGGGATATCGATTCGCTGGAAGGCCGCGCCTCCTCCTTGGAAGGCGGACTCTCCACCGCGCAGTCGAACATCTCCTCCCTCGAAAGCGGCAAGCAAATCAAAGATGTCATCTCGACAACCGCCCCGTCCCACACCGCCGGTCTCCGCTGGATCGACTCTACCGACATGGCAGAGTATGTCTCCTACAACGGAGCCTGGGTCGAAATCGACAAGCAGTAAAAAACCATGTCCGCCCTCGCGTTTCCCAGTTCTCCGTCGGTCAACGACACCTTCACTTCCGGCAATCGGAAGTGGAAGTGGACGGGAGCGCGTTGGGTCGTCCAACCCGTCACCATCCCGGCCTCTCGCCTCTCTGGCGAGGGGGCGGAGATGGGCGACATCCTCGTCTTCGACGGCGAGTCATGGTCCCCCGTCCCCCTCACCGAGGGCGGATCCACCATCGCCCGCGCCGCTTGGGATGAACCCTACCACTACTACGGCACCGCCCCCACCGGCACCGCCGAATCCTCCACCGGTTGGACGATCACCCGCATCACCACCGATGCCGATGGGTCGGTCACAGCCACCCAATCCGCCACCGGCGCGTGGAGTAATCGCGCCTCACTTTCCTACAGCTAAAACATCAAACCCACCACCACCATGACAGCATCCACTCCCATCCAAATCGACGGCAAAGACTACCCGCTCTATTCGCTAAATCTCGCCATCAACGGAAAGTATCTGCCAGACGGCTCCAGCGATGCGTCCATCGCTGCTCGTTTTATACCAACCCGCTTGGTCGAGGACGGTGAGCCAGAGCAGGCGCAAGAGCAGTCGGTCAACATTGCCCTCGGCTCCCTCTCCGGCTCCGACGAACCCACACTTACCGCCGTCACTGAAATCAGCGCGGCACTTCAAAAATTCATCATCTCGAAAGGTCTCTAAGTCATGGCAAACTATCGCGCAGTCGCAAACGGAAACTGGTCAAATGGAGCAACATGGGCAGGCGGCTCAGTGCCGCCAAATGGCCAAGGGCACAATATCTATTCCAACAATTTTACCGTCACCATTGACACTGATGTGAATGTAAATCTGCTTACAAATACGGCAATCACTGCCTCGTTTGTCGGTGGAGGCACCTCGGCGGCTAGGGAAGGGAAGTTTGTTGTAAGTATTCACGGGTTGAATATTAACGCAAATGTTACGCATAACGCAAATGCAGGGTGTTTAGAGTTTACAGCAGCCGCACCCAGCATCCTAACTGTTAACGGAAATATTACAGGTAATACAACCGCTTTTGGTAACCCCTCTAATGTCGCCGGGGTTTCAGTTACCTCAAGCGGAACTCTAAATATCTACGGCAACATTGTTGGCCCAGTTGCAAACGGTGCAAACATTTTTGCAGTTAGCACCTCCACTGGAACTATAAATATATTTAACTCTACAATAACATCAAGTGCTTCTGGCTCATATTATGCAGTTTACAATAATGGGGGATCAATAAATATAATTAATTCTATATTAAACGGCATAAATAATGTTTCTGTAGTAAATAATGCCGGAACAATTATATGCACTTCGTGTGTATTTAACGCTTCGGCCACTTCGGCCTGCTATTCCGGATCAGGCGGTAACAGGTTAAGCGGAACATTTGTAAGTGCTTCCAATGGTCGGCAACCTATTGCCTCAAGTAACTGGTTTTTAAACACAGCTCCTACAAATTCCTACATCCAGCACGCGCTTGACGGCATCAACTCCAATTCTTTTTTCCGTTTCTACACCGCCGACAACGCCCTCGGCCAAGCCGCCCCCACCGATGTCCGCTCTGGCGTAAGCTACGCCAGCGGCAACCTCACCGGACGCCTCACCGTCCCCGCTCGCGGATCGGTGGCGCTCTCGGTAAACTACGGGCCAAGCATGCCTTTCACGGCAACCCGCAGCGGCACGACCGCCACGGCCACGCTGGCCTACAGCTACCCGCTGGTCGTAGGCGATGAGTTTACGGTCACCGGCGCATCGAACTCCGAGTGGAACAGCACCTACACCATCGCCTCGGTCGTGAGCGGAACATCGGTCACATTCACCGTGCCAAACACCCACAGCGCCACCGCAGGAGCAGGCGCTGTGATGCAGACCACCGGCACAGCCGTTCTCGATCCGACTGCCGTGGCTAGCGCTGTGTGGGGAGCCGCCAGCCGCACCATCACCGGCGGCGTGGTCGATACCCTCACCAACTCGCCCGATGTCCCGACCGAGGCCGAAATCGCCAGCCAAGTCCGCACCGAGCTTTCGGTCGAACTTGGTCGGATCGATGCCGCCATCAGCTCACGCCTCGCGCCATCCGGAACCTTGGCGACCGTCACGACCCTCACTAATGCGCCGACCGTGCCTACGCCAGCGCAGATCGCCTCGCAGGTGAGAACCGAGCTTTCGAGCGAACTCGCTAAAGTCTCGGCCCTCAACACGACTCGACTCGGCCAAGTCACGACCACGGAAATCCTCGGCAACCTCCTTGCCCAAGCCAATAGCTAATGAACGGCGACCAACTCAAATCCGCAGCCACCGGCCTCGTCGGCAGCGCCACCTCTATCGGCGCGGCGGTGTATTCCATGCTTCCTCACTTGGAAGCGTGGATGCGCCTCGCGTCCGTGGCGGTCGGCCTCGCAGTCGGCATCGTCACCCTCATCAAAATCCTCCGCGACCTCAAAAAGTAGATGCCGAAGTTCGATTTCTATCCATCGTTCAACGCCGGTGAAGTCTCGCCCTTCATCGACGCCCGAACGAGCCTAGAGAAATACCGCAGCGCCTGCCGCACTTTAGAGAACTTCCAAATCCTCCCCTACGGCGGCGTGATCCGCCGCCCGGGGACGCAATTCCTCGGAGCCACCAAGTCGGCCACCAGCCAGACCCGCTTGATCGGGTTCAACTTCTCGACCACCACACGCTTCATCATCGAAATGGGCGTGGGTTACATGAGATTCTGGAACCCCGCCACGGGAGCCTTGCAGACCAACACCTCGGGCGGGACTTTGGAAATCTCGCACCCGTATGTGGGAGCCGACCTGCGCGAAATCCAATTTTCCCAGATCAACGACATCATGTATTTCGCGCATGAGAATTACCCGCCGCGCAAGCTCTTGCGCCTTGCCGATAACAACTGGACTTTTGAGGAGGTCGTTTGGGACTTCCCGCCACAACTGCAACGGAACAGCACCGACACCACGATTTCTTCCAGCAGCAATCAAGGCACCGTGACGCTCACCGCAAGCGATCCAATTTTCAAATCCGGTCATGTGAACACCCGCTGGGATTTGAAATGGAAGCGACTCACCGCTTTTAAAGAATACACAATCAACGCCGTAGGGGTGAGTAATTCCCTCGATACCATCGGAGCGTGGGATTTCAGCACCAGCGGAATCTGGGACGCTACCCTCCGCCTCATGCGGATACCTAACGAAGTCTGGAAAAACGGGCCGATCAAAAAAAGTTTTACCCGGTCCGGAACGACTGCCACGATTTCCCATAACGACCACGGCTACCAAACAGGCGACTTCGTTCACATCGTCAGCGGATCGCCTTTGGCTACGACAATTCCGTATTCCATCACGGTCACAAATGACAACGCTTACACAATTTCGGTGGCAGATTCCGGCGGCACCTCTGGCACCGCAGAAATTGAAAACCTGTCGCAAATGGAGGTCGTTCGAGAATACGATGTCAACGCCGACAAAAACATTCTTGCCAGCGGAAATGAGGGCGACCGGTGCGGTCTAAAGATTTGGGTTAGCGCCCACACCAACCCAATTGCCAACGGGCAAGAAGTGCAATTCACTTTACTCCCTTCGACCAGCGCACTGAAATCCTCAGACACTTACACAGTAAAAAGTGTCAGCGGCAACACATTCCAAATCCAAAACTTAAACAATACCAGTATTTCCGTCGCAGACAACGGAATTTACGCGGGAGAGACAGCAGTCGTTATTAAATCGGGAGTCGTGAGCGTTTCCTTGCTGACTTTGAGCGGTTTAAGTAACGGAGTTTTTACCTACACTCTCGACACAAAAGCCCGTGCCATTTTAACTAACTCAAACTATACAACAGGCGGCATTGTCAAAATCAACTCGGTAGCAAGCAGCGGACTAACCGCATTAGCAACCGTGGTGGAGTGGCTTGGAGCGGATTCGCTCAACAATAAAAAAACAACCCTTTGGACCGAACCAGGGTTTTCTGGCCAAGCTGGATACCCAAGAGCGGTCGCCATGCATGAGCAACGCCTCTGCTATGGCGGCACATCCACCCAGCCAAATACCATCTGGTGCAGCGCCATCGATGATTTTGAGAACTTCCAGACCGGCACGACCGCCGCTGATGCCGTGCAATTCACCCTCGCCGCTTCGGAAGGCAACCGCATCAACTGGATGTATAGCCAATCCCAACTCCTCATCGGAACATCCGGAGACGAGTGGACCATTGGCAGCGCCGATTCCACACAAGCTCTCTCGGCTACCAATGTGCAGGCGAACCGGCAATCCTCCTACGGGAGCAAATACATGCGAGCCGCGCTGGTGAACGATGTCCTGCTGTTCGTCCAGCGCAACGGACGCAAGGTGCGTGAGTTGGTTTACGAACTCAACAAAGACGGCTGGGTCGCCCCGGATTTGACTTTGCTCGCGGAACACATCACCTCCGGGGAGATCGTGGATATCGCCTACCAGCAACAGCCCGATGCCGTCCTCTGGTGTGTTCGTGGAGACGGCACACTCATCGCCATGACTTACGAGCGCGACCAAAAGGTAGTCGGATGGCACCGCCACACGCTCGGCGATGCCGATGTGGAGTCGGTCGCCACCATCTACGGAAATGGAACTGAGGACGAACTTTGGATGGTCGTGAAGCGCTATGTCGGCATCGTCGCCGGTCAAAGAGTCCAGTTCACGAACCTCCCTGCCGGATCGAACATTTCATCCACGGAAACCTATGTTGTTCTGGAAAACCCCAGCGGAAACACATTCACCATCGGCAGCTTGATTGGCGAGTCGCTAGGCATTGCCAATTCTTCGATCACCCCGACCACAACTCGCGTTGTCGTTGTGGATGGCAGCTACTCCGCGCCGGTTTCCAACTTGACGGACGGCGTTTTCACCTACACCGGAGACGCCGCCGCCACCAAGCGCACCGTGGAACGATTCCCGTTGCTCTGGCGCAAACACATCGATGACCAGACCGCCAAGGACTACCGCTATCTCGATGGTCATGTTTCCTTCGCGACCGGCGCGGTAAACCGCTCGATTTCCGGCCTCGCGCATCTGGAAGGCAAAACCGTTACGGTGATGCAAGAAGGAAACGCCCCTGTGACCCGCACGGTCAACAACGGTGCCATCACCGTTCCCCAAGCCGCCGCCGGTTACCTCGGCCAGCCCTATACCTCCACGCTCCGACCCATGAAGCTCGATGCCGATTTCGAGGACGGCACCGCGCAGTCCCGCAAGAAGCGCATCCATCAAGTCGTCGTCCGCACCCTCAAAAGCCGGGGCGGCGAAGTTCGCACAAATAATGGAACATGGTATGCTCTCGCCCCGACGACCACCACGGGTGATCAAAAAATCATCCTCGGTGGAGCATTCGGCACCGATGCCGATGTCGATGTCCGCCAGACCGAACCTTACCCAATGTGCATCATCTCGATCCTTCCCAAGTGGGACGCTTACGGCAATGAGTGAGATCACCATCCGCCACTACGAACCGACCGACTACGAGATGCTCTCGGAGTGGTGGCATGCCCACGGCAAGCACCGCCGCCCGGAGCCGATGCTCCCGAAATGCGGAGTCGTCTGCGAGATCGACGGCAAGCCGGTCTCCGCCCTCTTCCTCCACATGGACAATTCCTGTGGGATGTGCATGGCCGACCATGCCGTGAGCGCCCCCGGCCTTTCCTTGAAAACCGCCCTGCTCGCCTTCCGGCATTGTGTGTCTTGCCTAAAAAAAATCGCCAAGGATTTCGGTTACCACACGATGGCGGTCTTCACATACCCGGGCATCGCCCGCGTGTTGGAGCGGCAGGGGTTCCGCGAAGCCAACCGCGACCAAGTTTTTCTTATGACACCAACTGAGGAGGTTTCTAATGGCTGATCCGGGAACATGGCTTGCAGTTGGTTCTTTAGTTGCCACCGCCGCCTCGACCGGCATCGCGATGTATTCTGCAAGCGAGCAAAGCAGGTCGCAAGCCGCAATCGCCGAATACAACCGCATCCAAAACGAGCAGAACGCCGCATGGCAGCGCATGGCAGCGGAGCGGGCCGCGCAGGCGGAGCAGTTCAATTCGCAGATGGCCATGTTCAACGCGCAGTCGCAGGCCGACCAGGCGAACATGAACAATGTCCTCGTTCAGCAGCAATCCCAGCAACTCCGCGCCCAAGCCGATGGCGAGGATCGCCAAGCCCGCGAGCAAGCCGACCGCATCCGCGCCGAGAAGGCCCGCATCCTCGGACTCCAACGCTCCCAATACGCCGCCGGGGGCGTGACCACCGAGGGTTCTCCTCTTGCAGTTTTGGCTGATACCGCCAATCTCTACGAAATGCAGGTCGCCGATACCCGTCTCCTCGCCAATCTCTCCTCGGAGAAAAAACGCTACGAGGCCGGGATGAACGAACTCGTCGGCGACTTCAACTTGAATTCCGAACTCTTCGCCTCGGCGATGAACAAAAAAGCCGCGCAGATCAGTTTCAATGATGCCCAGTTCGCCGAGAAAGCCGCCGGGGCCGGTTACCGCATCAACATGCGCCAAGCCGCCATCGAGCAAATGTCCGGCAACGCCACCGCCCGCGCCACCGCGATGGGTGGCTACTCCGCACTCGCCAGCGGGATCGGTTCCGCCGCCAACACCGGAATGACCTACGCCATGTATAAAGGCGGTGGCGGTGGCGGCGGCGGTGGAGACGACAAAAAAACCGCAGGACTCACAAAATAATGCCCGCCATCCGACTCGCCGACATCCCCAACGCAGGCCCGCAAGCCCTCGGCCCCTCGACCGGCATCCTCGCCCCGCAAGCCGCGCAACTTGGCCGCGCTGCCATGGTGGACCCCGGCGGAATGCGAAACGCCGCGCAGTCGATGCTCACCCAAACTCTGGAACTCGATGCTTTCTCCCAAGAAGCCCGCGCCATGGGCAAATTCGCCGACTCCATCGGCGGGCTGGGCGATGTCGCCATGAAGTGGGGCCAGAAATTCGCCGAGGCCAAGGACTACGCCGACATCAACCGCGCCGAGACACTCCTCGCGATTGCCTCTCAAAATCAAAAAGCCGACCAAGCGACTCTCCCGATGGAAAAGTGGGGCGAGTCGCTGGCGCGGAACCAAGAGGAAACCAAAAAGGCGCTGGCCGAAATCAAATTCAGCAACAACGCCGCCGAGAAATTCAACCCGTATTTCGAGAACTGGACGCTCAAGTCTCAAGCCTCGATGCAGGCAGAAACCCGGATCAAGCAACTGGAACTTGCCAAGACCGACATCAAGGCCAACGCCCTCCGACTCGCCGCCGAGGGCAATTTTGAGGCGTCTCTCTCCGCTTTCAAAGGAGGAGTGGACAAGGGACTTTATACCCAAGAAGAGTTCGACAAATTCGCAGCCGACCTCCGCGACAACGAAATCCGCGCCGACGAGGCCATGCAGACTGACCGGATCACTGCTGATTTGATGACCGATTACACGGTCGCGAAGCAGAACCTCAACGAATATGTCAAGTCCGCCGGGGACGCGAAAGACGATGCCCGCATCAAGGGTGCCTACGGTGAAATGCCGATGAGCAAAGTCCGCCGCTTGATGGCGCAGGTCGATCAGCAAGGCCGGATCACCGAGGCGAACAACTACAACATCCTCGCCCAAGCGATTGATTCCAACACCCCGATCCGCGATGCCAACGGCAACGAAATCCTCATCACCGACAAGGACAAACTGGAATCGGCACTGGCGTCTTACAAAGTCACCGGCACGGAATCCAAGAAACGGCTGGAGCGGTTGATCAGCGACAATGTGCCGTATGATGCCAAGAAAATCTCCGAAGTGAATGCGCGGTTGGCAACCTACGACCCCTCGATTGACAACAACCTCGGCGAATTTGCGACCCTTCAAAACGAAATCGCCGCCAATGTCCCAAAACAACTTCGCCCATTCCTCAACGACCGGCTTGCCCAAGCGGTCAAAAAATTCAATGCCGATGGGACTCTGAAATCACCAAGCGAAAAATGGCAGGGAGACATAATTAACAATGTCCTCAATCTCGGAAAATCGGGTCTCCTCGGCGATCCCGGCACGGAAAAAACATCCTCCGGGATGTATGGAGAAAAGATCACCGATCCGGCCAAGAACAACGCTTATTGGTCGCGGGTCTATTCCATTCAAGAAGGAATGAGCGATTGGTTTGCAAACCCAGCCAACAAAGACAAGACCCCGGCAGATGCCATAAATTACAGGGACAGCCTCATCCAACCGCTGATCAACGAGTCGTCGAAGAACAATCGCAAAAACCAAACATCGAATCGCGGTAGCTATGTAGAGAGCATCAGCGCCGGAGCCTACGGAGCGCCAACCCCCAAGCCAACGCCGCCGCCATCCACCGATGCCATTCAAAAAGCCAAAGAGGCAAAAGACAAATCCCTCGGCAAGGTGACTAGCTACAATTTCCCGAACGATCCGTATTCCGACACCAACTCGCGCAACCGCATTGGCGCATGGAATAATCGCCTCGACGAAAACTCCCTCGCCATTTCGCCCGACATTGAGCGCAAATTCA